AGGATAAAATCTTAGATACATCTGCTGGTATTCGTATTAATAAAAAATCTCAGGAACCAGTTAAAGATCAAGCCCTTGACAGCGGTCAAACTTGGGAAAGCCTAGATCTTGCAAAGTTAGAATCTGAGGTATTTTTGCTGGGTATATGGAAAGACTATCAAGAACTAGAAAAGTCTTTTTCAATGCCAGAATTGATAGCAACCTTAGAGGTCAGTAGAGAATTAGATTACACAGAAAAAAAGTTTTTAGCAGCAATGCAGGGTGTTGATTTAGATAAAAATTCTGGATCTTCGAGGGGACAAAAAGAATGGGAAGATATGAAAGCCAGAGTGTTTAGTGGTGGCAAAACAGGTGATTCAAACGATATTGTATCTTTACAGGGTTTTGCTGCACAGAAAGCAGGGTTTGGAATTGGCAATGGTTTGGATTACGAAGACCTAACAAAATAGCCTCCTTATGCTATAATTGACATAACCTATAGGAGGAAATATGGCGACAACCGTGCATGAGGCTCAAGAAGTAGTTCTCATTGATGGAACAAAAGTAACAGTTCGCCCGTTAAAAATCTCTCTTCTTCGTCCGTTTATGAAGAAGTTTGAAGGGGTGGCTAAGGTTGCAGAGGATAATGAAAAATCAATGACTCTGCTCGTTGAATGTGTACAAATTGCTATGCAGCAATATAAGCCAGAATTGGCTGGAGACATTCAAAAATTAGAAGATCTTCTTGATCTTCCAACTGTGTATAAAATTGTTGAAGCAGCATCTGGCATTAACTTGTCATCTGTTGTGGATATTCTTAACACACAGGAATAATTAAATATTAGAGAAGGTGTGATACATGGCTGATGTTAATGCTAATATTGGCGTAAATATAGATACGTCTGCAGCGTTAGCACAACTAAAGGCTTTACAGAGACAAATATCTCAGTTTCACTCTTCTATTGCTAGGTCCAGCGAGTCAGCAGCACTTGCTCAAAAGTCTCTGCAGAAAAACCTAATTGGTAGTATTAATTCAGTTGGGGCATTTTCTGCAGAACTTAGGACTGTAAGAACAAGCGCAGAATCTTTTACTAACTCTTTAGAAAAAAATAAGTTTGGAATGCGGGAGTATTTCCGCTATGCTGGAGCATCTACAAAAACCTTTGGCAAACTATTTAAATCAGAGTTTAACACAATTGGCAGGGTAGCAGAAGAACGTGTAAAAACACTACAAACCCAATACATTAAAATGGGTCGTAATGCTAGTGGGGCAATGGAAGCAATTGCCATTAGACCTACATCACTTAATATGCAAGATTATGGCACAAGAACAGCCATTGCAGCACAGAAACAAGCATTATTTAATCAATTAATGAAGCAAGGTTCTACCAATCTTTTAAACTTTGGTAAGAATACCCAATGGGCTGGTCGTCAGTTAATGGTTGGTTTTACAATACCGCTTTCTATTGTTGGATCTACCGCCACAAAAACCTTTATGGATATGGAAGCCCAAGCGCTTAAATTTAGAAAAGTTTATGGAGATTTGTTTACACCAAAAAGTGAGACTCAAGAAGCATTAGATAACATAACAGAACTTGGAAGGCAATTTACCAAGTATGGCATTTCAGTTTCTCAAACAGTTGGTTTAGCAGCAGAGGCAGCAGCAGCAGGTTTTCAAGGTTTAGATTTACAGCGTCAAACAACTGAAGCAACACGTCTTTCTGTTCTTGGTCAGGTCGATAGTCAAAAAGCACTTGAAACAACCATCTCTTTACAAAATGCATTTGGGATGTCATCTGACAAACTTGCAGACTCAATTAACTTTTTAAACGCAGTAGAAAACCAAACTGTTGTATCTCTTGATGATATCACTACTGCTATTCCAAAGGTAGCCCCAGTCATTCAACAATTAGGTGGCGATGTAAAAGATTTAACATTTTTTATTGCAGCGATGAAAGAAGGAGGTATTAATGCATCAGAAGGTGCAAACGCACTTAAGTCTGGTCTTGCAGCATTAATTAATCCAACCAAAAAAGCATCAGACATGCTTGCGGGGTTTGGCATTAATGCAACTGCAATTGTTGAAAAAAATAAAGGTAATTTAAAAGCAACAGTTGTAGAATTTGCCAATGCTTTAAATGCTTTAGATCCACTTGCTAGAGCAAGAGCAATTGAGCAAATGTTTGGTAAATTCCAGTTTGCTCGTCTATCAACATTGTTTGCTAACGTTGCAAAAGATGGTAATCAGGCTGCTCGTGTACTTGATTTAGCAAATTCATCAGTAGAAGATTTATCTGCTTTATCTGAGCAAGAATTAGGAATGACAGCAGATTCTGCAATGAATAAATTTAAAAAAAGTGTTGAAGATCTTAAGTTTGCACTTATACCAGTTGGTCAAGCATTTTTAGAAGCAGCAACCCCAATTCTTGAATTTGTTGGCTCAGTCCTAGAAAGGTTTGACAATCTTTCAGATGGAACTAAAAAACTTATAACTTTTTTAACTGTAGGAATAGGTGCTGTTGGACCTATATTTTTAATGACATTTGGGTTAATTGCAAACCTTGTAGCAAACAGCATTAAACTATTTTCAAATTTACGTATTGGATATTTGAGATTAACTGGTCAATCACAAATTCTTGGAGAACAAACTCAATATTTAAATACAGAACAACTTGAAGCCGCTGCAGCAGCACACTCATTAGATCAATCACATGCAAAATTAACACAGAGGTTTTCTGCAGAAACAGTAGAACTAAATAAACTTATTGCTGCATACCAAAGTGCAACTAGAGCAGCACAATCTTTTGCCTTTAATAATCCTGGAATGATGATGCCACCAAGAGGCGGTAGAAAATTAGCAAGCGGTATTGTTAGTGTTCCAGGACCAAAGGGTGCAGGAGACATAGTTCCAGCAATGCTATCTCCAGGAGAAGCAGTCATTCCAGCAAAATTTGTAGAAAAATATGGGCCATTAATTGAAGGAATGGTTGCAGGAAATATCCCTGGGTATGAAAAAGGAAGAACTGGAACTCAAGGAACAAACGTAAAAATTCCTGGAGGCTTTGCTGCTGCTCATTTTGGTGGTAGTAGTTCTATGACTGGGAATGAATTACTTTCTTCTCTTGAAGGTCGTACAGACAAGGTGGCTTTATCACTTAAAAAAATGGTTGAATCTATGGAAAATGCGGATGGACCACTAACAGTATTTACTAATGAAGTAGTTGCAATGTCGGCAGATTTAAATGAAGCCCTTGGAAAAACTGGAAGTGGTAAAAAGGCTTCTGCTCAACTTGCAAGACAAGAACTTACAACTGGAACAAACGCTCAAGTTAGAGATATAGAATTACAAAGACAGTTAGAAAAAGCAAGCGTTCCAATTGAAGAAATAAAAATTATTAATAAAAAACTTACAGATGAAATAACAATTGGATTTGAAAAACTTGGAAATATTACAGAGATTACGGCAGAAGGCGTAGATGATTTAATTTCAACAGCATACAAAAAAGTTGCTGAAACCGATAAAAGAGTAGATGCTGCACTTAATAAAATGAAAAAAGTTACTACAGTAACAGATCCAAATCTTCTTACAAGAAGGCCAATAACAAAAGAATCTTATAAAGAATTTAGAAGAAATAAAAAATCAACAGGCACAAGTCCATATTACCAAGGCATGGAAAAAATGGTCGGGGCTGGTAATGTTCCATTTAGCAAAGAGGCAGCATTTAGAATTACTAATCCAATGGCAGAAGGCCTTGGCATGTCGTCGGCAGAAGCAAAAATTATTTATGATAAATTTTCTAAAGAAACAAAGATAACGCTATCAAAGTTAAGAGGCGACCTAAATGCATTTACCGCAGAGTTTACAGCAGAAGCAGCAAAAGTTGGATCTAAAGTTGGGACGGCAGCAGTTAATGCAACTGCAACGGCATCAGGATCAGCATCTCCATCAAAGAAAACTAGAAAAATTGGCGAAGATATTGGTCTTGGTCTTGAACAGGGTATGCAAAGTAGACAAGACAATGTAGCAAGAGCAGGAACAAAACTGGCTACCGCTGCAATTGGCGGAGTTAAGAGTGGAGTAGGGCCAATCCCATTTCTACAGCCAGGACAACAACCATCAACTACGTTTGGAGCGGTAGCAGCAAATACTCCAATGAGTCCTCAAATTAATACTAAAATTAAAGAACAAGCAAAAATTTTACAAACATCAAATCAAAGGTTTGTTGGTCTTAATAGCAAAATCATGGGTGCATCTTTTGCAGTTTCTTCTTTAGCAGGAGTTACATCAATGGCAAATGGTGGATTAGGAAAATTTTCTGAACTTTTGTTTAAAATAACTGGACCACTTTTTGCTTTATCTACAATTCTTCAATTATTTGGTGGATCTAATATTATTGGATTACTAAAGAAACTTAAACTTCTTGCAACTGGACCTGTCGGATTAGTAATTGCTGGACTTACAGGACTATACGCAATTAATAAATTATATAAAGATTCACAAGAAAAAACAAGAATGAAAATCGAAGGTCTTGGAAGAGCGGCAAGTTTATCTGCAGATCAATTAAAAGATATAGGCAAAATTGTTGGTAAAGAGCCAAGCAAAGATCCACTAACACAAGAAAATTTAACACCAACTGGCGGAAGTCAAAGAGGAAATACTGAAAGAATTCAAATTGATCAATTTAAAGAACTTTTTAAAGATGCAGGAGCCGACAGTTATAAAGATTTTCAAAATACAATAAGTCAAATTAAATCTGCATCACAACAGCAAGCAGATTTAATATTTTCATCTTTAGCAATTAAATTTGCTGGAGACTATGATGATAAAACTATAGAACGCATATTAATTGCATTAAGAGAAAGTGCTGAAAGACAAGATCTAAAGTTAGATTTTAAAGCCCTTAATATTGGTACCGAACAAGGAATAGAAAATTTAGATGTTGTTGTAAAACAAGTAACCGATCAATTTGCAAATGATTTTGATAAATTTTTTAAATTACCTAATTTAGCAAGTCCAGAAAAAATGAAAGATTATGGAATTAATATTACAGAATTATTTGAACAGTTTTCTGGTAAAAATTTAAACACTGCTGCTATGTCTATTAATACTATATTATCTGGTATTGCTTTACAGTTTAAAAATGGTGTTATTAATGCAGAACAATATTCAAAAGCAGTCGATACAGTTTTTAAAAAAATTAGTGATCCAAAATTTAAACAAGGTTCAGATATGTTGGTAAATGCAATTCTTAAAAATATTGGAACAGCAACTGCATTGGCTGCAGTGGAGGTTGAAAAGTTAAGCAGTAAATTAATGTTTTTAGAAGGAATAATGCTAGGAATAGGTTCAACAGAAACACAAAATTTAATAACAATAATGGAGCAAGCAAGATTAAATCCAAACGATACTGCTTTACAAATAAGTGCTGGGCTACAAGAAGCATCTTATAGAAAAAGTGTAAGAGATAGAAAAAAACTTCAAGAAGAATTAAATAAAATTGTAGCAAGCCCTATTGACACAAATGTTACTGTAGAAACAGAAGGACAAAAAGCAAACAGACAACTTTCAATTATTCAAAATTACTTTAATGCAAAAGAAGCATTAATTAAACAAGAAAGACAACTAGAAGAAGATGCATTACAGGCATCGATAGATGCAACACAAAAAAGAATTGATGATGAACAAAAACTAATTGATACTAATCAACGCTCTATTGATTTATTAACTCGCAGAATTGATCTTGAATATGACAGACCAATTCAAAAATTACAAGACGAATCAACAATTTTAGGAAATAACCTTGAAATTATTCGTAAACAAGAAGATGCAATTAATAGTCAATATGATAAACAAATTCAATCACTTGAAAAAATATCATCTATTAATCAAGAAATTGCAGGTCAAGAAAAATCAAGATTAACTATTGCTGATGCTTTAACATCTGGAGATATAGCAGCCGCTGCAGCGGCAGTGCAGGATGCTAGAGCACAGGCTGCAGCATCTAGAATAGATCAACAGACAAAAGCACTTGAAGTATCTCGTCAACAAGCCCTTACTGGAATCACTGCTGGAGGAATGACAAAGGATCAAATTGAAGCCCGTACATATGCAATTAGTCAACAAACATTTTTACTTGAACAACAAAGAAAAACCTTACAGGATCAAATAGTTGTTCTTCAAGATAAAAATTATGCGACCGAAGAAAGCATTTACAAAATTAAAAACGACACATTAATTACACAACAAAAATCACTTGATGATTATAAAAATGAAACAATACTTTTAATTAAAAATCAAACAGTTCTTGGAAAAACTCAAGAACAATGGGTAATTGCTGAAGGAAAAGTAAGTCTTTATAATGCTGCACTTGATTTATCAAATGAAAAGTTAAGCGGTATGGACAAACTTTTAACAAGTATTGCAAAAAAATCTGCTGAGGTTGAGGCTACTCTAACAAACAATAAAATAATTGCTAGTGGTGGTAGTACTGGTGGTCGTGGTGGTGGTGGTAGCGGAGTCCCTAGAGGAGCAATGCAATTCCAAATGTACGGTGGAAAAATTAAAAAGATGAACATGGGAGGGGTAGTTCCTAAATATATGGCTAGCGGTGGAAGAATGGGTTCTGATACCGTACCAGCGATGTTAACTCCTGGAGAGTTTGTAATGAATAAAAGAGCAACAAAATCATTTGGACCACTACTTTCTATGTTAAATGAATCAAAATATCCATCAATGATAGGATCATCATATGATGGTAAAGGTGGCGGAAGTGGTGGAATCGTAACATCAGTTAGCGATAACTCTAGCAACGTGTATAATTATAATGTTGGAATAAATGTTCCACAGTCAAATGCTAATCCAAACGATATTGCAAGAGCAGTAATAGGGCAGATTAAGTATATTGATAACCAAAGAATTAGGGGACAAAGATAATGGCTACCGCTGCATATTTGACGGGTAGAAAAAGGTATCAAAGACCACAAGCCTTATTATGGTCTGAGAACCCAGGAACTCTCATAAGTGGAGTATATGTACCAACAGGCTTTGAAATAGGCGCTACCATACCAGCAAACACCGATGAGAGCCTTATAGACCAGTTCATGATTCTTTCTGACCACAATCGTGGAGAGTTACAATTTAACCCTATTAGAATTGAGCAACGCCAAAGAACAATTAATGGTCGTATGCGTTCTTATCATATTGCAGACAAACTAAATATGTCAGTATCTTGGAATAACTTACCATCAAGATCATATTATAAAGACCCTGCATTTAACTCTTCTGGAGTAACTGCATATAAAAATACAAGCGGAGAGTTTACAGCAGATGGTGGAGCAGGTGGCGGAGATTTACTTGAGTGGTATGAGACTCATCAGGGACCATTCTGGATGTATCTAGCATATGACAAATACGCAAACTTTACAGTTGATGGAGAAATTGTAGATGCTTCATACGGACATCTTGAACAATATAATCAAATAATGCAAGTATATATTTCAGACTTTAATTACTCAGTTGTAAAACGTGGTGGATCTAATCATGATCTTTGGAATATATCGGTAACACTGGAAGAGGTCTAGAGTGTTTGAAGGACAAGAATTAAAAACACACCTAGAAACATCAGCAACTGTTAAATTACAGTCATTGGTTTTGGCTGAGTGGAATATGAACATGCCAGATAATATTTTTAAATTGGGCAATTATAGATACCGTCCAACAGATAATACATCTCAATATTTTACTATTCCAAATGATTTTGATTCACTAGATGCTGGAAATTATTACACTGGTGCAACGGATGCAGATGTTGTTGTAGATGGAGGGTTTAAAGATGATGATACTCCACAAAGTTTTACACTAACAAAAGATAAATTAAAGTTAATTTATTCTTTAGAAGATTGTTTAAATCCATTTAGACCAAGGTCTGGAATCAACAAGGCAGCCAACTTTAGTAATAGATTTTTTGCAAACTCTGGAGCGTCTATGGCTCAAAGACCTAGATATTATATGCCATCTAGATATGATCAATTTAAATACTGGACATCCTACAGAACAGAAAACAATGTTGAACGTGGTATTGCAAGCATTGTTTCTAACGGTCTATCTTTCATTGACGATGCTGCTCCTTTCGTAGTTTATAAAAATAAAGTTCCAGCAAATAGGCTTGTAGTAAAAATGCAAACCAACGTAGGCGATATAGATCTTGGACCTTTTACAACACCAACAACCTCTATAGCAGATCCATTATATGGAGATACCAACAGAACAACTCCTTCCAGATGGAAAATACAATATCTTAAAGACAATCAATGGGTTAATGCATATGAATTTAGAGAGAACGATACCCTTGAATCGGGAGATCCTATTATTGGTTCAGATGGATATGTTGAATTAGAATATGGATTATTTATTCCAGATATCTACCGCTCAACTTTTGTATTTGCAGACACACTTTCTTCAAGTTCTCTGCTTCCAGAAAGTAACGTAGAAGGATATGCTTACCTAGTTATAGAAAACGCAGGGGACAGAGGAACAATACATATTTGGACCAACGGAGAATATGCAACATTTACACCAGAGTATAGATGGCAACTAGGATCTGAAACAATAGGAATTAACACAAATTTTATTACTGACCTAACATCTCCAGCATCTTTTGATAATGATGAAGGAAGCGGAACAATCTATCGTGACTTTGTTTATATTAATGGAATTAGAGTTGTTGTAGAGGTTATGAATAAGTTTGACTCTACCTTTGATTTAATAGAAATGTCTCCAAGACTTGTAGTTGATATTTCTGATAAAGTAATTGATTTTAAAATTACAAAGACTCTTTCTGATATTGGAGTTACATCTTTACCAGTAGGACAACTGCTTGCTTCTAATGGACAGATGTCTATATTTGATGATGATCAAGCCTTTAACGATCAAAACGAGGATAGTATTATTGCAGATTACGTTAGAAAAAATATTAAATTTACCTTTTATGAAATTGTTCTTGATGTTGAAGGGTTTGATTATTATGTTCCAATTAAAACATTGTATTCAGAAGGTTTTCCACAAGCAGACGTAACTGCTGGAACTCTTTCATTGGAACTCAGAGACTTTTTCTTTTTCCTAGAATCTATGCCAGCCCCAAGACTATTAACAACTGAAGCATCTTTAAGTTATGCAATTTCTACCTTGCTTGATTATATTGGTTTTAGCAATTATGTTTTTAGAAGAGTTGATGGAGAATCTGAAACAGTTATACCATTTTTCTTTATTGCTCCAGATCAAAACGTTGCACAGGTATTAAATCAATTAGCACTTGCTACACAGACAGCAATGTTTTTTGACGAATATAACAATTTTGTTGTAATGAGCAAAGACTATTTAATGCCAACGGAAAGTCAAAGAGAAACAACTTTTGTAATGTCTGGATCGACAAACCAAACAGATAGCGGAGTTATTGAAAATGCAACATCTGGAAATTTACCAAACATTCTTTCTATAGCATCGCAAGACAATAAAATATATAACGATGGAAAAATTAACTACACAACAAGATACATTCAAAGATCCTATGGCTCAATTAAACAATCTAGCATGATTGATAAAGATAAGACTTGGATATATAAGCCATCTTTGCTTTGGGAAGTGTCTGGAACAGAAAGCACAAAAACCATAAATGAGGTTGCCTCTAAGCAAAGTAATTATGTATTAGGCGCTATGCCTTTAAACTCTGATCTTACAGCATCGCCACCAATAGTTGTTAATCATTTAATGACAAACAATCTTCTTGATCTTGGAGAAAATATTTACTGGCTTACAAGGTATCAAGGATACTTTTACTCTAACGGAGAAATAGTAAAGTATGATGCAGTAGAGTTCAATATAACTGGAACTGGTAATGTTTTTATTAGTAGTAATCAGGAGTATCAAAGTTATTTTTCATCCCTGCCGTTTAATGGAAAAATATATCCAACTGGAATAGTTCGAATTTATTCAACACCATATTATGAAACAGTTGATGGTATTACAAGATTACAAAATGGAGCGGTAGTAGACCATGGTCGTGCACAATTTGGAACAACTATAACATCTCATACAGCAGGTATTGACACATACTGGTCAAATCCTGAGCATGTGCGTGGAGTAGATATGCAGACACAATATTTGTTTACAACTCAACTAGATGAAGATATAACCTATCCTGCAACAACAACTGGTGCAGCAGGCGTAAATAATGATTTAGCAAAACAAACCACTCGTGATGGTATTATAAAAAACTTTATGTCAACAAACTATTTAACAGAAACTTCAGTAAATAATGTTAAGTCAACGCAGTCTGGCACCATTCAGTCATCCGCCCTTGTTATGAACGGTCCGTCTTTTAAAACTACAGAAAATCCACTAGGCTTTGTTTCGTATGTTTATAAAAATTTAAATAGCGCATATAAACATTTTGGCACCAGACTAAGAATTGTTGGTAAAATAGAAAACAATACAAGTAGAACTCAAACACCAATTGGCAGCGTAACTTACTATCAAGCCTCTGGAATTCAACCAGATCAAACAGTAAGCATTGGTGGTGGCTCTGGAGGCCTTGCCGTACTGCTTAATCCAGAAACAAATAATGGATATTATTTTGAAATAGTTGCATTAACTGAAGATAATATTAACTCATATTTAAAAATTGACACAAAGGGTAATGCAGAAAAATCAATTAACAATATATTGTTTTATAAAATTAAAAAAGAATCAGCAAATACAAATGCTATTCCAATTAAACTTTGGGGCGGTCTTTCAAAAATTATTGTTGACGATGGAAGATTTACTGGACAGTATAGAATATCTGGAGAAGAAAATCCAACAGTATATGACTTGTCTGTAGAATATCAGGACATTGGTAAAGTAAGAAGATTTTACTTATATATTAATAACAAGTTAATTAAGGTAGTTGACGATACAGACCCTCTTCCAATTTACAATAACATGGCGTTATTTACTCGTGGCTCTTCTAGAGTTATGTTTGAAAATGTTTATGCTTTGTCAGAAAACTATTCTCAAAACACAGTTTTTACAGTAGGAGAAACTCTTGCTTCAGCATTATCAAATGGCAAAATCAATGTTAATGAATCTTTTAGAAAATATGCAATGAGTGGAATAATTCAGGGAACTCACCTTTCTGGAATTAGTTCACAGGAACCACCACAGTATAATTTGTATTTTGAAGAATTTGGTTCTATTATGCGTGAATGTGCTTATTTTGATGTTAAGTATGATCGTGCATACCCCGCTCTTTATGCTCAACTTTCTCCAACCTTTAATAGAATCAAAGGATATACAACATCTGGATTCTTAGCAGACTCTTACGGAGCAGAATTTTTAATATTTAATGCTACAGATACTGCATTAAGTTTAGACGAAACAACAGGAAACTATTTAAGAATTCAAGGAGTAACATTTACACAAGATACAACTCATGAGTTAACTGTTGATGAGTACTTTAAAAAACGTGGAAACCTCTCTGATCCAGAATTTCAGGGTAGTTCATTAATATTTTCACCACTTGTAGAAAAAGCAAAGTATGACGAAATTAGACAAAGCAGAATGATCTATGGAAAAAATGAATTTTCTATTGATAGCATATACATTCAAACAGATGATGACGCTCAGGCTTTAATGGGTTGGATTATTAATAGAGTTATGCATCCTAGAAAATCAATAGGCATAAATTTATTTTCAATTCCAACATTACAACTTGGAGATATTGTAACTGTTAATTACAAAGATTCTTCTGGACTAGATCTTGTAACATCAGACTCTAGTAGGTTTGTAGTATATAATATAGATTATTCTAGAAACAATGGCGGACCAAGCATGACTGCCTATTTAAGCGAGGTGTAAAATGTCAAAATCTAAAATGTCAAAAGAAGAAAAAGCAGTTAGAGAAGCCTTAGCAGCAGTTCAAGCAGATACTGGAGTGCAAAAGGCTCAACAAATTTTAGGAGTTGACACAACAAGTAAATCTTATCAAAACTTTCAGTCAGCAGGTGCTGCATTAGAAGCAATTAGTGCAAAGCCAGGATCAACAACAAAACAAATTCAAAGTGCTTTAAATGCTTATGAAAATGCATATCAAACACAGATAGAATCACAAAAAACTCCACTAACTACAGCACTTCCAGTTTCTGGTGATAGTTCCAGTGGCGGGAGCCCCAGTGGGGGTAGCACCAGTGGTGGAACAATAGTAGCAGCAGTACCAGCAACACCAACAACAATAGCCGCAGCAATTATAGCCCCACCTCCACCTCCAGTTAAAACAGCACCAATAGACACAGTTTTATTTGATGATGAAGGCATAGACATTGAAGTAATTAAAGACTTAATATTTGAAGATATTGGTGGACATGAACTAATAAATATAGCACGCAATGACATTGTTAATGGACAACAGGTTTCTTATCAACCTATTAAAAATCTTTCATCAATTCAACAACAATATAATCCAAATAATATTCTTAGTCTTCAGTCTACTTCAGACAAATACTTTGCAAATTTTTCTATTAAACTTGAAAACAAAATTCCAGATCCAGGAACTGGGCCAAGTGGGGCGTATGTTTATTTAGATAATGATACAGGAAATCTGATTATTGAGGCTATTAATCTTGAGACTGATGAGCAAATTCAAGTAGAAATAACCACAAGTGGTACAATATATGAAGCGGAATTTGGAGAAGTAACCTCTTGATAACTAATACTGGTAAGACTATTATTGGAAAATACATGCTTGGTCAAGCCCCTGCCTACGCATCTTTTTTGGCTGTTGGTTGTGGTCCCACCCCGCTAGAAACTGGCGACGTAGCAGATAATTTTGCAACAAAAGAAAACCTTGATTTTGAAATGTTTCGTGTTCCAATATCATCTAGAGGGTTTGTAAATGAAGGCGGTATAAATAAAATTGTCTTAACCGCAGAATTACCAACAGAAGAAAGATATGAAATATCAGAAGTAGGTCTATATTCTGCAGGAGCAAATCCTTCTGCTGGAGCATATGACAGTAAAACAGTATTTGCTTTTACTACTGGAGAAAATTGGCAGTATCAAACAGGGGCATCAGCAACCGCTATTGATGTTGTTACTTCCCCACTCGATGATCCATTAGATAACAATGTTATTGCTGTTACAGATACCGTCTTTCAAACAAATGCAGATAACTCTATATTTTTTAAAACATCTCGTGCAAACAGATATGAAAGATGTAGATTTTTAAATAACATAATTTTAATTAGGGGCGATGAAGCAGACCTAACAATTAGCGAAGAGAGTGGTCCAACAGAAGATCATTTTGTAATTGAATCAGGATCAAACCACATTCGTTTAACTGGAGCAAACGTAGATTTTTCAAGAAACTCTCCAATAGATGAACTTAGACTGGCATTTTCAATAGTAAGTAAAACTGGCAACTCTTCTGCAATTCCAGAAACAGTTAGAATATTAGTTAATTTTTCTTCAACCGATGGCAGTCAGTTTGCAAGGTTTGAAGCGGAAGTAAACCATGGTAGTTCTGGAAATTTAAACGATGAAATTGCAGACTTTGAAACAAATAGATATTTTGTAGTTTCAAAACAACTACAAGATCTTTACACCACTTCAGGATTTACTTGGGATTTAGTTACAGTGGTTAGGATTTATGCATGCGTACTTTCTGAAGATAGTGGACCAACACCAGAACCATCATCAAATTATTATATTGCTTTAGATGCTCTTAGACTAGAAAATATTGCAACAACAAACCCACTTTACGGACTAACAGGGTATTCAATTATTAAAAATGATGATGCTGAAACAATAATTAAGTCACCTAATACTAGTAATTATGTTGAATTTAGATTT